AATGCGATCCGCAGTTTCACCGTCGATCCATTGATACTTTTTATGTTTTTCGTTAGTCATACGCTACTCCTGGCATTTGCTTTTTACCTTCCCAGTGATCTCGAGTCACACACAATCCTTTATGTTGTACCCGCAACGGGTGATCTAAATTTGGTAGTTGTACACGTACTGCCTCGCAGTCTTTTTGACTATTAAATCGTAGCGTGTCTTTACGCATAAAATCGCCTGCGGGGTTATGCATTGCAATAATTAAAATCCAACTGTATGTCATTGTGCCGCCTTTACATAGTTAAGTCTAGTAACATCGTTACCGTGTTTCCAATGCTTAGAATGGTCTTTAACTTTTGCCTTGACTATAACACACGCACCTAAATTAAGGTTAGTTTTGTTAAGCCACGATACCATCCTATTGTTGATTATAGCATCTATATTGTAACCCTCAAAGTTTTTTGACTTAACTGATGAAATAATTTCCGCATCCAAATCTTTGAGTTGTATGCCAATTTCTGCCAAATAACCTTCTTCAACTTGCTGTGCCGCACGTTTAACTTTGGTTTGAGCAATGTCTCGAACATACACGCTGGGCAAGCAGGCCACGTAACCAAATTGATTTTGTTTAACAGTATCGCTGGATAAAATTGTGTTGATGTTGGTTTGAAAATCGTTTTCGCCTTCGATAGCACTGAACAAGAATTTTCTGAAATGCTTTCTAATTTCATCTGCCTGTACAGTATCTTCAGGCATGACCTTAAGTGGCATTGGAGAATCTTTTGGATCAGCTGTCCAATTGTTCGGAAGTAGAGTACACAGCATCTGCATCTTGTTAGTATGTTTGATATACATGAACGCACCATCTTCCGAATACACTGGCGCATCCTCTTTAATATAAGTACCGTTAATCCGTTGTGCCGCACAAGCCAGCTCAAGAACTTGTTGGGTAGGAAACTCTTTCATTGTACGCTCTGTGTGTGAGTTAATATACTTTGTATTTTACATGAAAATATGGTCTGTGTCAACTTTCATTAGGCGCACATAAATCTTTTTGGCAAGTCGTCTTAGCAAGGGACTTATGGGTTTTTCAAAATGGCTAACGTATGCGTTTAAATTTGGACTAACATACTGTTCTTGTACTTTAAGTCTAGCCAATGTTGTAAATTTGGGCATGTAACGTAATGCTCGAAATTTACCAACTGTTCGACATAGCTCAATTGCGATACTAAGTGCATAAGCATCTAGCTCATCTGGGTCTTGTAAGTACTCGTGGAATTGTTGTTCAGCGTCAACTCGTTTCCAAAACTCTGTATAGTCACGTTTGCGACTTTGGCGTTGATGTTTGTACTCGTGTACTGTAGCGTCAAAGACTTGAACAAGTAATTCTGTTATCTGTTTATTAGTCCAAACAACATCTTTATCAAAATTATGATATATGATTACTTCTATAGGAGTTTCTCTATTTTGATCATCTTCGGGATCATAATATGCGTTTACATAAAATTCTTTTGTGTCAAGAAACTTCTTTGTTTGCGACCTTATTTTTAAATCTAATCCTGCTCTTTTGAATCCACGCCGTAACTCTACTAATAACTTTGGAAAACTAGTATCTTGTTTAGTCTTGTGTCTAACTCGAGTACAAATTAAACATATAGTTTCCATTATTGAATTCATAGTTACAACCTATAAGTTACTCTGCCCTTGGTAAGGTCGTACGGACTAATTTCCAATTTAACCTTATCACCCAAAATTATCCTAATTTTGTGTTGTTTTAGTTTACCACCCATGTAGCACAAAATTGGTTTTGGTGCTTGATCTATCTTAACCCTAAACATGTTTCCAGGTAATACTTCTTCAACTGTTCCTACTAATTCAATAATATCGTCTTTAGCCATTTACCTTGGACAGTACCATAGCACCGTCTTCTACTTTAATGTTAATTGTGTCGCCTTCTACCCAGCCCTGTGCTTCGCAAATTTCAGGTGGAATTTTAAAAATGACATTATCAGGATCACCCTCAATGTCTTCAAATAGTTCTTCTGCTTTGTAAGTTGTTTTTGTCATAATATATTTACTTTAATCTTCGTTATCATTCCAAGGAACAGGCCGCCAACCTAAGCGGTTTAAGTCTAATTCTATTTCTTCAGTTACAACACCTTCCGGCACATAGTTACGTCCAACTTTATCTGTAGTAGGCTCACAGTGATCTAACCCGTAGCCGGATTCTTCATTGCCAATACCACTACAGTACCAATCAATGTAGTCACCCTTTTCCTGCATGTCAGCAACAATGCCACCACTGTGACGCCAACTAGCTGACCATACTTCGCCCTTCATCTCTTGCCAAAACTCTCTGCTTTGCCAAGTCATGTTACACATTGCCGCATACAAGTTTTGAGCATAGTTGTCGCTTGCTTTGACTTTGTCGCATAGTTCTTTGCTTGAGCGCAAATCATATTCCATGTTATTCTTTTGCCAAGCAGGATCGTTGATTTTGTTAGCATCATCGATCTTGATCTGTTCCCACATGTCAATGTATGCTTGATTGGGTTCTTCGCCTGCTTCTTCTGCCCGCCTAATTGCGCCTTCCTTTTGAAAGGTATTGCGTTCAGGGCTTGATGCTACTTTTTTCATTAGTGAAAGTTTCCTTTAAAACAATGCAGTGTTTCGTGACCTAACTGATGCATGGTAGCGTTCTTGCCAGTTATGATAGTGCAAGTAGTCTGCGCCCAAAAGCTACATGCCTGTACCATATAACCGAATCCTTTATTACCTAAATTACGACTTTCAGCTTCACAAGCCTTTTGGACATCGGGTACCACTCTCCAAGTAATTTGAGTTTGGTTAGTGTTAAGTTTACTAGCATCAAAAGTTGAGTCTGGATCTCTATAATTAAAACCACCTTGATTAATCTCAACACTAGGGTTATCATTGTTTCTGATATATTTACTGCCAAGAACGCAAAGTGTAGCGACTAGGATTGTGCCTACTATCTTTACTAAATCTAACTTTTTCATACGTGCCTCTGTGTGTGTTAATAAAATGGTGTAGACGGTAGGATTCGAACCTACAAAGGCACCCAATGGGCTAGCCCAGTTCCCTCCGTTCGCCGAAGCTACTAGGAGGAGGTATACCAAGTTCCACTCACGTCTACGTCATAATTATATAGTCAGAACAAGTTAAAGTCAAGTTATTTTGGACCCAATGGCGTTGCGTATTAAATACAGCTATAATGCAGATTCCATTTGAACAAATAATACGTTTTGGACAACAGACTATGTTAGACCGTCCATTATTCTCTACTAGTTGGATTTTGGGTAGGTTTTGTAATTACAATTGTAGTTACTGTTGGCCCTATGCCCGCAGTGATAAAGTTGATCATCAACCACTCGACGTGTATAAAGCCACCGTGGACGAGATCAAGCGGCAAGCACAAGCTAATGGCTTCGATCAATTCCACTGGAGCTTCAGCGGTGGTGAGCCTACAGCATACAAACAGTTGAATGATCTTGTTAAACATTTGGACGAAACTGAAAGCCCTTACCAAAGTATCCATATGACTACCAATTTGAGTCCCGGTAGTAAATGGTGGAACACTTGGTGCGCCAATACAGCGTTGTTACAGCGTAGAAGCATTACAGCATCATTTCACGATGAGTTTGCCAAGGAACAAGAGTTTGGTGACAAGTGTTTACAGTTACAATATGAACTAGTACATGTTACAATCAATCAGGTAATGGTACCTGAGAAGTTTGACGAATTGTATGCTCGTATGGAAAGATTTCACAAGCGCGGAATTAACGTTACTCTAAAACCGCAAAGTGATGTTACGGCGAGTGCGGTTGTAGATGGTTATACTGAAGACATGATCAAGTTAATGCGTGAAGGTTTCCCACAACGGGCATTTGGTGAAGAAGTTTACCAAATTAGACTCAGTGACGGTAATAAGGATTACTATTTGGATCAGGCAGAAAGATTTAATGCATTTGGTTTTAACAAGTTTAAAGATTGGACTTGCAATGCAGGATATCAAAGTGTTATAATACGAGGTAATGAAGTCAAACGTGCATACAGTTGTCATGAAGCACCATTAGGCACGATAGATAGTTTTGAATTATTTAAGGAACCCGCTCGCTGTATCACTCCTAGCTGTGTAAGCTCGGCAGATAGCAAGATACCAAAATGCAAATAGATACAGAACACCTACACTATTGGATGCAGGCCATCCGGCAAAGTCCAGATCCTATGCGTACAATGGATGCATTCTGGAGCGGACAATTAAAAAGCAAGGAATGGCTAATAACAAACCTACGCAAGAATGTTAATAAGTTTGTTAGTATAGATATTCACGGAGGTTGGGTAGGAACACTAGCCAGTATGTTATTTCAAAGCGATATCTATATTAAAAATATTCGTAGTATTGACATTGATCCTACATGTGAATCTATTGCTACTATGATGAATAAGAAAGAGGAAATGTCTGGTAGATTTCGTGCAGTTACATCAGACATGTGCGATATTCGTAGTGATGCTGATGTTGTTATTAATACTAGTTGTGAACATATTACACAAGATCAATATGATCTATGGTTAAGCGGAATGCCACATAACAGTTTATTAGTTTTGCAAAGTAACAACTATGATATACCAGAGCATGTACGCACAGCAAACAGTCTTGAAGAGTTTAAATTACAATGCGGTATTACTGTATTGTGGGCCGGCGAACTAGAGTTGCCGTTGTATAAACGTTTTATGGTTATAGGTCAAAAATGATTTGGATCTTTGGCGACAGCTTTTCTGCAAGTAATAATCTAGAGTCCTGGATTAGTTTACTCAACGAGCCAGTAAATAACTTTTCCAGTAACGGTTCTAGCGAATATAGAATTCTAAAAAATTATCGCGCACAACAATGTAACATTACTACAACTGACCATGTGATCTTTGTACACACCTCCCCAACTAGGATTTTCTTAAAGGATGATAAAGTTACACTGAGCAGACAATTAGAGTCACATCCAAACTGTGACATTATTATTAATGATGTGTTTGAAAAGAAAGAAAAGGAATACATTAAAATACTAGAGTCAATTTGGGATGATGCGTATTTTAATGATATGTTTGATTTAATAGTTGATGACTTACAGGCAGTGCCTAACAGCGTTCACTTAACGTTCTTTGAAACAGCAAGAGATGATCTTACACAATTAAACTATGTATGGACTGCTAATCCTGGAAACACAAATCATATGAACAAAGTTGGTAATCAGTTAGTAGCCAATATTGTCAAACAGTTAAGGCGTTAAGTAACCTAGCTTCAAATTCTCTAAAGTATTCAGCATCAGCAATCGCAGGTGCGCAACCGCTTATACTGTACTTAACATCAGGACCTCCGGTTAGCCCATGTTTGACATAGGTGTCAGAGGTTATAGG